GTCCAAGCACCGCTGGTTGCCCAGTTAACTCTAGGTAACTAGCAATGAGACATGCGAAAACACATGTCTCCAGCTCGAACGTGTAACCGTTCCCCATACTACTGAATTTCTCCAGTAGATGCCAACGCCCCTTGAAGAACGTATGCGTCGATCTAAGATCGTTCATACGCTCGTACCAGGACGTGCCGTGTAACAGAACCTCGACCAGGTTCTTACACAGGGAATCGCTTGCATTGGACAGATCAATGGTAGCAAAAGAGCCATCGATGGACGCTTGCTGAGCCACCTTGCGGTGGACCAACGAAGCATTATCTAGGTCCCAGCCGACCCGCCGGCGGAGAGAGGATCGTATAGCGCGACCGATAGCCTTCTGAAAGTAAAGATTCAGACTGCATTCGATAGCGATACCACGATCAGTTTTCGCCGTTTTCGGCACAGAAGTAAATCTGTTGCCGCGGGACACACTGATACAGTCTAAAGGAGAAACTGACTTTCGTTCGGCCCTCTTTCGAAGGGCCTCACTCCAACCAGTCCCGGCGATGTTCCAAAGATAGAACACCGCTCCTTTAGTCAACGTCAAGACATCGTCATACTTATCCGCAGCAGTTGGGTTAGCAACCGAGCTCGAGAAGGTCGTGCCAGGTCCATGACCGGCGTAGTCCGTGATCGTTTTCCGAACATTGTAACCGAGCTTCGCGGCTCGTATACGCTCTTCGGGATCACAAACATCGTCAGGACAAGGACCCAACCAATTTAGGAGAATCTTTCTAGCCCTGCGAAGGAATTTCGCAGGCGCACTATCCTCGAAAGGATGTACGATATAGGGAGATAATCTTTGATTGGCATGGTAACACGACGCCTCACCAGCCCTCCAAGAAAGCTCACAAGCGTCTAGTCTGTCCTGGGAAGTAAACCCGCTCACGCAGGGGTTCTTCTTCAGGAAACAGACGGCGGCGTTTGCCTTGCTATACTCAAAGGGGCAAGTGAAGTGAACAGGATCCACTGAGTAAGTGAGAACCTCAGCCCATAGCCCTGCACGCCCAAGGAGGGTTAGTGCATTGCTAGTGGGACAGTCGAGCTGCGCCCAATACTGGAACGCTGTTTCTTCCAAAATGGAAAGAGACATAGGATCCCCGGAAAGTGATGATGGCTACAAGCTTAGGAGCTTGCCGCGTAACCGGTCTCAGCAATCTGCTTGATGAGTGTTTGATTCATCAAGTTGAGAAACTGACGAGCCGATTCACTCCACTCGCTGCC